CCTAATGTTCAGCGGAGTAAAGCACGCGCCTTGTTTTTTCTAAAAACAGTCCTCAACCTTTCAGACGATAAAGCTAGAAGATTGTTGAACATGAGACTTGCAAAGTCCAGTGAAATTTTGTAGGATATTGATAGTCAGTTATAGTGCAATCAATTGCAGACCACCAGCATAGGACATATATGACTCTCGCCTTGAAGAAAGATAGACCGGACCAGCAGATAGTAATGGGGGAAGTTTATGCCCCCTTGCGTCCCGATGCCCAAGGTGAGTTCATGACGGCAGAGAACATTGAGAAGCTGGCACATGATTTCATTCGCAGCGGTAGAATGGGACAGATTGATGTGATGCACAACAACGAAGTTGTTCCAGGTTGTTCGGTTGTGGAGTCCTTCATAGCCCAGAAGGATGATAAGGTGTTCATCCCAGGCTCGTGGGTTGTTGGTGTGCATGTCCCAAGCCCACAGTTGTGGAAAGCGATAAAGACTGGAAAGATCAATGGCTTCTCCATGGAAGCCCTGATGTCACGCTCAGATCGTATGGTGGAGATAGATATTCCCCCTGTCTGCACGGGCCTTACGTCCAAGAGCGATGATGGGCACCAACATAAGTTTTATGTCACTTACGACTCTACTTGGAACTTTAAGGGTGGTACTACTGATATGGTGAACGGGCATAAGCACGACATCTATGCAGGAACCCACACCCAGGACACCCAAGGCCACTCCCATAGATTTTCCTCCGTGGACAACATTGAGATTGTGAGGGTGCAGTGAAGGCCATAATTGACATGAAGGAGTTGGAAGAGGGGGAAGTGCATTACATCTCCCTGGTGGACAGAGCCGCAACACGAATGCCTTTTAGGATTCTGAAAAGGAATGAGGAGAATGATATGGCAGGACTTGATTTGACAAATCCTAGTCGGGTCTTTGGTGTTCGTAAAGGCGACCGGCAGGCATCGACAAAAGGGGAAATCTCAGCGGTGGTTATTCCTATTCAGAAATCTGATGCGGCTACCACGGCTGTTCGTGAGGCTGTCCAAAAGGCTGGCTTCTTGGTGGACAAAGTAGTGACCAACAAGGACGGTATTTCACTGTCCTACCTTCAGAAGGATGAACCGTTCAAGGACGCCAAGTTGTTTCGCCTGAGCGATTCTATGGTCGTGGCGGTCAAAGGTTTCCAGCCCCAGCACCCGGCATTGGACGATTCTGATTTTGGAAGCACGGCAAGTGCCAATGGCTTCTATCAGGGTGTGGACAGCGCCCTCGACGTGCTGTTCCAGAAGATTTGCAAGGCCAACCAAGATGCAGAGGACGAGGATGAGGCTGCGGCCTCCATTCACACTCTCATCCAGGGGTTTGACAAGTACGTTATTGGACTGGTGCAAGCTCTTCCCAGTGCGGCGTTCAAGGCCGATGTTGCAATCAATTGCATTCTGTCAGCGGCCAGAAAGGCTGAGGCTGGTATGTCGGTTGATGGTCAGTCCGACAAGGATGCAGACGATAAGGACGGCCTTGATCTACTGAACATGGCTAAGGCCCTCAAGGCCCCAGCGGGGTTCACCGGGACTGATGATGATTGGTCCCAGATGGGCACGTTCGACAAGATGCAGTGGGCACTTGGTTCCTACGTGCAGAAGGTTGATGTGTCGGGGAACAACGCTATCCTCACCCTGGATTCGATTGAGAAGTTCTTCTCCCAGGCGGGTCCACCCCCAGGAGTGGCTGCAAATGACTGGGGAACCATGGGAACGTATGACAAGATGAGTTGGATGCTTGCCAGCTATGTCCAGAAGTCTGAAGTTTCCAAGTGTGAAGCCTGTAACAGCATGATGGGTGCGGCTTTCCGTGTGAAGGCCGAGGCCCATAAGGGCCACACGGCCAAGATTGACCCCACGGTGGCTGTGGCCGTAAAGACTGAGGGCGTTTGTACTCAGTGCGAGGCCATGAAGGAGGCCACTGCGGGTGAGAAGACTGAGGCCCACAAGTCTCATACAGTGAAGGTGGATTCACCTGCTCAGGTTGAACAGACTGTGGCAAAGGTGGATTCGCAAGTCATGGATGCGCTCAATACCCTCATCGCGGAAGTCAAGGGAGTGGCTACCAAGGTGGATGGTCTGGAGACCAAGGTCACCAAGATCGAAACAGATCAGTCGGCACAGAAGAGTGTTCTTGACACAGTTGTGCTCAAGACTGATGCTGTATCCAACAAGCTGAAGACCACAGTGGTGTCCGCTGCACCACCAGCGGACGGGGAAGGGCAGCCGGGTTGTCAGACGGTTGTACAGAAGAATGATGCCGATCCCCGCACTGGGTTCTTTGATACGGGACGCATGGCAAGAAATTACCGTGCAAAACTTGTCTAGGCAGTAGCCAACTAGGTAAGTACAGCAAACCACAAACCCTTGAAATATGGAGAGTACAAAATGCGTAATCAGGACTTGATTCAAAAGGCAGATATGGTTCTGTCTGATCTCGCCGCAGGAGGCTTGCTGAACCCTGAGCAGACCGATCAGTTTATTCGTTCGCTGATTGACCAGCCCACAGTGCTTGCCAACTGCCGCACGGTGGCGATGACTTCGCCTGAAATGAAGATCAACAAGATTGGCTTCGGCTCTCGCATCCTGCAAGCTGCTGTCGAGGACACCTATGCGTCCAATACCAGTAAACCCAATCTGGGGCAGGTGGTGTTGAACACCAGCGAGGTCATTGCAGAAGTGCATATCACGTATGACGTGCTGGAGGACAACATTGAACGAGGAAACGTCAATGTGCCTCTCCAGACCGGCGCGGGGGGTCTGCATCAGACCATTGTTGATCTGATTGCAGAGCGTGCGGCTCTTGATCTCGAAGAACTGGCCATTGGCGGTCAGGTAGGGTCGTCTGACTCCTATATGGCTATCCAGAACGGGTGGCTGGCCCTGGCTACGGCCAACGTGGCGAACATCGGTGCTGGGTTTGACAAGAATGCGGTGAAAACCGCGTTGAAGACCATGCCCACGAGGTTCCTCCGCAACCGGAATGCCTTGCGTCACTTTGTCTCGATTGACAACGAGACTGAACTTCGTGACCAGTTTGCCTCGCGTCAGACGGCATTGGGTGATGCCCACATTCAGGCCACGAGTCCGATTGCGGTATTCGGATCTCCTGTTGTTGGCGTGGCCATGATGCCTGGTGATCAAGGGTTGTTCACCGACCCCATGAACCTGATTTTCGGTGTACAGCGCAACATTCAGATCGAGTACACGAAGGACATTCGCGCCCGTCAGTTCATCATTGTCCTGACAGCACGTATCGCCTTTGCCATCGAGGAGGCCAACGCCATTGTGAAGTACACTAATCTGGTAGGATCGCGTGAGACTGTAACCGATTACTAGTAAGTAACCGATTACTAGTAAATAACCTGAGGGGCATGAGCGTCCAGCGTGCCCCACAACCTGGGTAAGTACCATGTCCAAGGAGGGATCATGGCTCTCAATATGCCTAACAAAGCCGGAGTGCAATCAATTGCACAGCCGTCTCAGTCACAGTCTGTACAGCCCGTGGTGATGGCCGTACAGCCAGCAGGAACCGTATTGCTTGAACTTGGCTTGTACGTTCGTTACACCCGTCATGGGCGATTGTTCACCAAGGGTAACATTTATAGGTTCAATGCCGAACAGGCGATCAGACTTCTGGGTGAGCATGACAGGGGACGGCCCATTTGGAGACGTTGGCGCAAACCTGAACCCAAGATTGACCCTCTCCAACGGAAGGTCGATGGTATCATTGACGCAACGGGTGAGAGCATCAGGGCACAACCTGAGGGCGACCCGCTCGACGGTCCCAGAGATCAGATCAACATTGGCAATGAAGATGAAATACTGAATCTATTGTCGGAATCAAATGATTTGGGTGGGGAACTGAACGACCTAGAAGTATAGGAGTGTAACCTGTGTCGATGCCGCTGTTCGTAGATCCGCTTACGGTTATACAGAGAATGCAACTCAATCCAGACTTGGATGGAGTGTATGACACTGTATGCAGCGGCATTCAAGGTGCCCAACGTCAGGTACAGGCAGTATTACAGAGTGAATTAGAGTTAAAGACCAGGACACACATTTACCAGTGTGACTCCGATGCGTTCTCCGGTATCCAACCAGGCAAGATGTATCGCCTGGAAGTACCTAGTGGCCTTATCAGGAACTCAGTGGACTATCCAGTGTCCATCACAGTTGGTAGTTCCTGGCAGTTTACAGACGGCTATACGCCTGACCCCAGCACGTATGTTGTGGACTATTGGCGTGGGTATGTCCTGATGGATGCACGGGTATACCACGATAAGTTTGTACGTATAGTGTGTACAACTGGGTTTATCACCCAGGTGCCTACCCCCAGCTACGAGGGTGATGTGCAGCCATACTCACCTAACGTATTGTACACGGCTGGTCAGGCATGTACCTTTGGTGAGCCTGTCCCTGCTCTTTATGCCTGTGTGCTAGGCACGTTGGGCAATGTTGACCCCACGGATGACACGTACTGGACGGCCATCACGTACAGTACCGAGGACATACCTGGTGATCTTGAAGAGGGCATTATGTCGTATGTGCCCTGGATTTTTGATGTGAACCAGACAACGAATAGAAATGCAGATGCCACGGCCCAGTACAAGGCTGGTGCCGATCACGGCTTGATGGTCCTACGGCCATACCTGAGATTGAAGGGTTTTTCCTTCAGACCACTGTTTGAGTAACGTGCGCGTGCTCGTCAGGCGAGTAAGACCATAGGCTCCTAGTCCGTGCAATTGATTGCAGTACGGGGTGTACGGTGACCGACTTTCTCCACATCGACATACAGGGGTTGGACAAGCTGGGGTCCATAGCCGATCAGCTAGTTAACCCCCTGGTGTTTGAACGGGTATTGGATGAGGGTGCAGGTGTTCTCTTCAATCGGACCCGCACCAGATTCCTTGAGGCCATAGACCCTGATGGTGTGGCTTGGCCAGTATCGGGCGCTGCACAAGAGAGAGAGTCTAGAGGGCGTGGGGGAGCTACCCTGTATGACACTGGTAAGCTCTTTGAGAGCCTACAGCTATATCCGGGGGAGCAACCGGGTGAACGTGAGATAGGAACGGATGTGCCCTACGGTATCTTCCATCAGTATGGTACTGGCCGACTGCCGATCAGAATGTTCCTTGGTTTTGGGGAGGAGGACCGCCAGTACATGGAGGCCCTAGTCATCTACAGAATGTCACAGGTTTTGGGGGGAGAAGCATAATGCCAAGTGCAATGACCAGATTGGATGGCGTACAAAAGCGTGATGTGGTTCTTGTGAAGAAGAACTGGGGCGAGTTTGATGCTGCTCGTGCTGGTAGTTCAGAGAAGGCTACTACGGGAGAGCAGCACCAGTATGCAGCTAGTTATCATACTGATAGGGCTGAGGCTTTTCGTGCGGCTCAAGGCCGTACTCAGAACCTGAGTGAGAGATATGTCCAACTCGCTCATGAACGTGCCGCCGATTTGCATGATAAGGCGGCTGTTGGTGGGAATGAGAAGAGTGCTAACAATGCTTCGGTTTTGGCTAACAATGCAGAGCGACATGTCACAGAGAATTAGTGGTAACCCGTGCAATCAATTGCAGACGTAGAGGGTGAATAATGGGTTTGAATCCCCCTGTAGGTGTACAACCCGGTGCGGTCCTCTGTATGCAGAGCATGTACAGCCTTGTGCAATCAGTTGCAGTCCATCAGGGGTCCACCGTATTGTACCCCCTGAGGAACAAGGCGGTAATCGTCTATGACGAGGATGATGCTCAGAACAAACTCCAGGGTGTTACCAAACCGGGGGTGGCCCTGATATACAATGGAATGCGGTCATCGGGGCAGGAACCTGGGTTGTCCGCCAGGGTTGGTATGAGTGCATCACTCGTCATCAGTCTGGTGATAGTCGCGGACAAAGAAGTAGTGGTCCGTACAGACCAGAAATTCCCGGTCATTGACCTACTGGATGCTGTTCGTGGTATGATAATGGCAACTAGAAGTCCCACGGGACATTTTTGGAGATTTTTGGTAGAAGCGCAAGCGTCGGTTAAGGGTGGTAGTACCTTCTGGGTTCAGCGTTGGTCAACTCCCATCCAGTTGCCGCCCACACAAAGTACCTAACTTACGAAGGAGAAACAGAATGGCATTGACCGCAGTTAAAAGCATGGGGTATGGTGGGCAGCACCTGAATGACGTATTGCCCAAGATTCTCACTGAACTTCAGGGACTGACCATCAGTGGTCCTCTCACCGGAGCGGGAGCCAACGTAGGTATCGCCGTTGTTGACGGTATTGACGTACAGGATACGGTACTCAAGGCCGTGTACTCCACGGGTGGCGCAGGTGGCGCGGGTGGCGCAGGTGGAACGGGTGGTGCTGGAGGAACGGCACCTAACGGTGCTGGAAGTGCGGGTATTGCTGGCGCAGCGGGTTCTGCTGGTACAGCACTCACTCAGAGTGACATCACCAGTACGATCAGCATTGTACCGTTGAACGCTTCGGCCAATATCACCATTGGTGTAAATCCTGCACCGGGCGCTACCGTGACGATCAATGGGAAGGTGTTTACCTTCCAGACTATGGGCGTGACTTTCAATACTAATGTACCACCCAGAGTGGTACCCCTTGGTGCAACCCAGTCGCAGACGGCTGCGAACCTGGCCCAGGCCATCAACAGTCAGCAAAGCACGTTTGCCATTCCCACAGGCACGGCCTTTGACGAGACGGAGGCAGTGGCTCTCACTGTTTATGCCACTGTGGCCAACAACGTACTGACCATTGCGTCCACCACGAAGGGTACGACTGGTAATGCCATCGTCCTGGCCACGACCAGTGCTGGTGTGGTATTCAATGGTACTCAAGCGACTGGCACGCTCACGGTTGGGGCTGTGTCGAACGGTGACTATGTTACGGTCAACGCGGTAATCTATGAGTTCATGACAAACCCTACCCAGGTTGGCCATGTGGGTCTGCCCATTGCGGCCACGGCTAACGCAAATGCCCAGAACCTGGCAGCGGCGATCAATGCTGTGGATAGTACGCTAATCGCCAGTGTTCCGAGCGCATCAAATGTGGTGACGGTCACCTATGCTCCCGTGGGTACGGCTGGTAACAGCATCGTACTCACCACGAGTGGGGGGGACATTGTGGTCTCTGGAGCTGGCACTCTCACGGGTGGTGGTGCTGGCACGGCTACTACCGTGAACCTCACTGGTGGTTCGGCCACCAATGCCATCAAGTCCACGACCAATACGACAGGGGGTTACATTCTGTTGTTCTGGTACAAGAAGAGCAGGCTACTCACCCAAGCATAGTAAGTTGTGCAATCAATTGCAGTGCTCACCCGGTAGAGTTGCCAAGGGAGAAGGATTATGACCACAGCAGCAAATGTAAACTTTGACGAGTCGAGTCAATAC